GATGCAATCAAAAATTATGAATTAGCAGCTAAAAAAATAAGTGATAATATAACTAGCTATAGTGAGGCGAATAAGATATTTTTAACTTCCCTGATGAAAGAATATTCCGATCGTGCGAATGAGCTGATGAAACTGCTGCCCCAACCGTTAGGCGGGGCAGTGGTTGAGGGTCTCCCTCAGGATGAGAAGCAGGCTCAGGATCAGCGGTGGTATGAGCGGCTTGATCAGGTGGAGACGGTGGCACAGCAGGCTCCGTCTGAGACTGCTGTGGCACCCACGACCGTAACCCCGCTCTCTCAGAGAGAAGGGCAGAGGGTGGTGACATTCGCAGAAACATCCGAACCCATGAATACGAGGGTTTCAGCAGATATGGCGTTTGAGGGGACCACCCGCCCGCAGGCGCGGAGGGGGGCGGTGGAGGCACCGAGGAGTGAGGGGGCTGCCACATCCATCCTCAGGAGTACGAGGGTTTCACCGGGGACATCTACTCCCTCCCAATCTGTATCAGAAGCATTAGAAAAGATTAAAAATGCCCTTATTGAAAAAGGAGAAGCGGGGGAGTGACCCGTGATCCAAGTAAAGGGGGCCAATTGAACGAAAGAGCTCGAGAATTGCTAGCTAGGAGATATACTTAGGAGATCTAATAGTTCTAATCCATAACTTTTAAAGGTTTACTTTTTTAAAGATTTACTTTTAAAGATTTACTTTAAAGATTTACTTTTTTAAAGATTTACTTTTTAAAGATTTACTTTCTAATATATAATATATTAGAAAGTAAATGTCTGGTAAAAGAAAGACCCTTTCACGATACAAGAAAAATAAAAATGATACAACGAGAAAAAAAAGAACGAAGAGAAGTGATTCAAGATTTAAAAGATCTTCTAATAAAGCAATCACTAAACAAATAGGGGGAACCCGTAGCTCAATAAAGGGAAATGAAGAGGAACGTATTGGTACAATTTTAAATTTTCTGTATAATGACACAGAAGAGGGGGGTAGAAAATATAATTGGGATATATTAAGACTTTCATTAATGGACCATAGTCTTATTGTATTCGATAAAGGAAGTAAATATATAAGCTTAAGTGACATTAGTAGTAAACTTACTTTAATTTTAAGGCATTGGTATAGTGAAAAATTTGGAATATTTCTAAGTACCGATGAATCAAGCGAAATCGGTTTAATAGTTGAGTCTCTTTTGAAGGAATTAGATATCTCTATACACAATGTAAATGGATTTCCGTATGTCGAATGGTCGGAATTTTTAAATAAACTTAAACCTAATCCTCGTGGGACTGAATCTGGGGCTGTCTCATCTATAGGTGCGGAGGATGAACTCGTAGATTATGGTAGAGAAGTGGAGGGGAAGGCAGAGTTGGTGGAAGCGGTAGTCAATAAAGAAGGCGGACAACCGCCCAAATTATATCACTTCGGAATAGCACATTCGGAAAATGTTGAAGGAGGAAGATACATTTCTTTCATTGTTCCACATAGATCCTCTGGATATATCCCATATGAATATATATTATATTTAAAACCGGAACAAACAATAGAACAATTCGTTAGAGGCCCTTATGGTCTTGATTGGAGATTAGGTAATGTTAAAGAATTGTTATTAGTGAATGTAGATACCGAAGCAACAGATACTAGAGATTCTCAATCGGATTCTAATAGTATTAATAATTTTTTGCAGGGAGAGATAGTTGAAGAGGATAAAATTAAACAAATCCCTGAAGTTGAAAAGTTACTATGGGGGGCGAATGATAAATTAGAATTTATTATGAATAAAATAGAGAATTCTACAAGTTTTATAATAGTAATAAAAGATCATGTCAGGGAAAGTATTGATGAAAGTTATGATGAAAGTTATGATGAAAGTTATGATGAAAGTTATGAATTAGGGTCAGGATCAGAGTCAGGATCAGAGTCAGGATCAGAGTCAGCGGGTGTATCTGGGTATTTAGTTTTAAATGAGCCCGAATCATCTCCTGGAGGGGAGGCTGAATGGGACTCTGATATAAGTCCCGATGATATACAGCAATTTACAATGATGGTACGTTTTAGCGATTTACGGACCGGCGAAAAAACTGATCCATTAGAATTATATAAGAAAATTATACAACGTGAAAATATATCTATTAGTGAAATAACCGATAAAATGATTATTGAGTATTCAGGGGAATTTGATTCTGGGGCAGGATCTGGTACAGAATCTGATGCAGGATCTTATGCTGAAGAAGGAGATATCCCGGGGATAATTGATAAATTAAAAGAAAAAAGTGGTAGTGGTGAATATAGAAATTTATATGAAGAATTGAAAATTTTTCATAAAATATTAGAAGAAAATCCGGATTTAATTGACTCACTATTAGAAACTTATAAGAGTAATATAACCGAAGGTATAACCAATTTGGAAAGGGTAGAATATAATACAAAGATAACGGTACTTAATTTTTTAAAAAGTTATCTTGATGGACCACCGACCCGTAATGATAAATTAATGCGGGATATATTCTTAGATGATTATAGATACGTATTTCTAATGAATTAACTAGATTAAATTTATTTATCTTATTATAATATGCCTCAAGGACTTGAAATTGGAGTATCTCAATCACGAAACAACTTAATATCAGATGGAATTTACGAGGAAATAAACTTTAAAATGGTTTTTTTAGTTAAAGGTTCGAAGATTTATAGACTTCTATGGAATCATGTCAAGGGATCTGGAATAATATCAAGAGAAATAGAATCTGTAAGCAATTACTTGGTTAGTGAAGGTTCTCCCGATGATAATATTTCATTAACTAATGGTTTCGTATTTAAAAAGATAAATACTGATAAAAACACTGTAAATGATAGAGTTAAAAAACTTTATCATGAAAATGTTAAATATTTAAATAAAAAATTTAATAAAAGGTCGCCCTCAGAAGATACCGAACCTTTAAGTGAAAAAACAGATGGTTCACCAGATGTACCATCCGTTATAGATTCAACCCCTGATATTAACAGAAATCGCGAAGAATACCAACGCTTAATCAACGATTTAAGCGAACAACAAACTCTTATATCTAAACTGCAGCAACAATCAGACGCATATCGTGATGCCGGTTTAGAAATAATAGAACAATTTAAAAGCGCGAATAGAGCATCCACAGATAGAGGGGATGTGATACACCAATATCAAGAATATATAAGATCAAAGCAATCCGAGATGTCTGAAAATGATCGAAAACTAAGAGACCATTTAAAATTATATGATAAAAAATTAAAGGAGGCGCATGATAAAAACAATCAATTACACGAATTAATAAGAATTGATACTGAAATACATAGATTACAAGAGAGTTCTGCATACGCACGGGGACAGGCACAGGCACAGGCACAGGCACGTTCTGGGGCACGGGGACAGGTACGGAGACAGGCACGGGCATCGGGGCAACGACTGGGGAATCCTCCTGGAGATAAAAATGAAGAATTAGTAAGAAGAAGTAAGCAATTGGCTTTTTTCAGTGAACGTAATAGATCGTTGGGGATGGAGAACCAGGTTTTACGGGATAGACTGGACGAAGTGAATATATTATTACAAGTAGATAATCCATCTGGAGGTAGTAGGGAAGAAGCCCGATTATTACAAATTATTGAACAAATTACGGGAGATAAATCTGCTTCTGAAGAAAGAAGGGCAAGAGAAATTGAAATAATTCGACAGGAGAAAAAATTACAAGGAGAAGAAATACAATCACTCCATGTAGAATTAAATCGTATAAGTAAGATGTTAGAAGTAAAGAATAGTGAATTAGCGGAATCAGAAGAGAGGAGTAGAGGAGCAGGGAGTGATGGAAGTTTACGGGATAACTTGGAGGCGTGCAATATAAAATTACAACAAATAGAAGCAGAGAATCAGCAATTCAGACAAGATATATATTCTAAAGATCGTGAGTGTGAAGGGGCGAGACATCGGCAGGCTGAACAATTTTATGTAGAAATGGAATCGCAGGGACGAAACTATCAACGACAATTACAACAATTACGCGAACAATTACAACAATTACACGAACAATATCAACAATTACAACTACAATTACATCAACAAGGTCAACAAGGTCTCCCCGCCCGCACTTCTCAATCTTCATACCCCAGGGGTCTTCCTCCTCACGGTACCTCTGGTCCTCCTCCTCGGTACGATTCCCCTTCTTCTCTAAACCCGTCTTTAATTTATCGTAGCAGCATTGCCCCAAGTGTCTCTATGACCTCGTCTGCTCCTGTCGTTCATCCTATTGCAAGTCAAGTCGCACCCGGAGCATCGGGTGTGGATAACCCAGCAATTGATAGCTGTCAATAATTATAAAGATTATTAAGATTATAAAGATTAATTTAAACATAGATTTTATAGTATGTATAAAGTATCGGGGATGTATTTATATAACAACATGATGACTTATTATCAGAATAAAAATACTCAGAAAAATCTTATTCTTGAACCTCTCTGTTGTATTCTTAAATTAATATTATTACAATTTAAAGAAAAAAACACTAAAATATCAGTATCAGATAATTCAATAACTTTTAATGAACCATCTTACGGACAGGGTTTAGTAAGATCTTTATATGGGGATTGTAGAGAAGATCTTCATAATATTTATCATCCATTATTGAAGAGTGTTGAATGGTATCCTATTAAAGATTTCAATATTTATTATGAAGAATGTAAAAAAGGATTACAATTATTATTACAAGTTTATGATGATAATACAACAATACATCATACAATATCTCATTATATATCAATAATAGAGGGTAAGAATGATAAAGAAGTTTCGGAAACGAATCCAATTATAGATAACTTAAAAGATTTCTGGAAAACCGAAGAAATAAATGTAATCAATGAATTATTAAATTTAATCTTGAAAAATATTGAAAAAGATATTTATTTAAAATGCTTGGAAAATATTATCGAAGAAAAAGAAAAAAAAGTAAATGAATATATTCAGAAAGTGTCGACGAGTTATTAAATATAGTATTAAAGATAATTCAATACTATAATTTATTATGGGTATCCCCTTTTATTTTAAGACTCTTGTTCAAGAATATCAAGATTCTATTCTTATTAAAAATAAATTAACTTCCGTACAATCATTATTTCTTGATTTAAATTGCGCGATTCATCCCTGTTGTAGCGGTGAATCCGATGAAGAAATAATGTTAAATAAAATAATTTCTAAAATAGATGAATTAGTTCAATATACGAATGTAGAAGATCTTCTATATATTGCTGTAGATGGTATTCCTCCGAAAGGAAAAATGAAACAACAGAGAATGAGAAGATATAAATCAATGTATGAAAATAAAGTATGGAATACCAACGCTATAAGTCCAGGGACAATATTTATGGATAAACTTAATAAAAGATTAAAAACTATAAAATATGAAAAATTAAAAATAATTATTTCGGATACAACTGAAAGGGGTGAGGGAGAACACAAGATTTTACAATATATTAAAACCAATGAATTAGAGAATAGTGTTATCTATGGCCTAGATGCTGATTTAATTATGTTATCAATAGTTTCTCATAGAGATAATATTTATTTATTAAGAGAAAGAACTGAATACAATATTGAAGATACAGATAACGATTATATTTATATGAACATAGACAAGTTAAAAGACTTTATTGTTAAAGATATAGGCGTAAAAGCAGAAAAAGAAATTGTATTAAATGATTATATTTTTATGTGTTTTCTCCTGGGGAATGATTTTATTAATCATATTCATTCCCTAAGTCTGAGATATAATGGTTATGATTATTTAATGGAAACTTATAAAAATCTTCAAGATAGATATGGTGGTTATTTTAGATTAATCGATTTAAGACTTGAAAATTGTATTCATTTAACATTTTTCAAGGAGTTTATTAGAGAATTATCTTTAAAAGAACATTTATTTTTAGAAAAAAGAAAAAGAATTAGAGATAAACAATATAAAATATCTTATTCTAGATATGGCTATATATATGATGAATTTGTGAAGTTTATATCAGATAAAGATTTAATGGATATAAATTTAACGATGGAAACTATTCATAAATTTGAAATGAGTAAATTACATGATAGCAATGAATATGAAATAACCAAGGAAATGATTAATAATTTACCTATATTATTCTGGCAGAAGGAAAAAAGATTAAAAGATAATTATGATGAAAATATCTGTTGCGATTATCTTGATTCATTGATATGGACTTCTCATTATTATTTTAAAGAATGTGTGAACTGGAGATATGCAACAGAATACGATCATACTCCTTCATTAAAAGATCTCTACAGATATATTGAAGAAAAGGATTCTTTATCAATTGATAGTGGGGATAACGAATATACTATTGAAGAATTATTAAAATTTATTTTCCCCAATGAAAGTCACAATTTACATAATCATAAAGTTAAATCTAAAAATTATGAATTACATGTTGAACCCTTTTATCATAGATATTTATGGGAATGTCCTATTAATTTTATTTAGACTTAGATTTCTTAGATTTCTTAGATTTCTTAGATTTCTTAGACTTAGATTTCTTTTCAATTGTATAATCTTTTTCTTGGTGTAACTTTTCATCATAAAAAGTTAATTTTAATTTTTTGGGTGTAGCATCTAATAACATAGATCCTAAATTAGGTGAATGAAATAATAATTCAGATTCTCCTTCTTTCATATTATCTAAATTTAAATATTCTCTTGGATATGATTTACCACCTGTTCCAATAACTACAACAGGTATTTCTTTTCTCCTGTAAGGATTTTTTTTAAGTATTAAATTTTTACAATGATCATGACCACACATATAAAGATCTATTCTGGCGCCTTCTTTTAATAGATCATCCATAAATACCTCGTGTCTTCTTTCAGCATTTCCGTGCCCACCCACGCATCTCCATGTGTGATGACCACAGACAATATTCCATTTACTCTTACTATTTTTTATTTTCTTTACCATTTCATGATATTGTCGCATGATAATGCTTTCACTCATAAATTCGAAATTAGTGTCCAAGAAAAAGAATTCACATGGACCTCTCTTAAAAGAATAATATTTAGCGGGCATTGACCATTTAGGTGATATCTGTGAATATTGAACCTGATAATTTTCTCTACTTTTTCCAATTGTAGAATTGGAATTTCCGTAATCATGATTCCCCAGACACATATGAAAAGTTTTATTTATTTTTCTGTAAGGATCTTCGAACTTAGTTTTAAATTGGGGATCATCGATAGAAGAAACTCCATCCTCGTAAATATTATCACCCAATAATAAAATAGAGTTAATAGGTTCTCTTTTAGTTAGTTCTAACATAGATTCACCAACTAAAAATTGTTCATTTTCACCTGAACCTGTATCAGATGAAACTATAAATTTCATTTTCTATAATATTTTATATATTATAATTATAAATAATGGTTCTGGATTCTTTTTTCGGTGGACATAAGTGGGTCAATACAATGCATATTGCGGTTGGACCTCTTCTTGCTCTAATTGCTTATTTAGCATATGCTCTGCATTTTGAGAAAAAATATACTAATTATCAAGATTTAATTAAAGGTCTGTTGATATCTCAGATAATAATTGGTCTCATTGTTCCATTATATCACGGTCATAGATTGGCTCAGAAGAATAATGTTTATTAATATTATTGATTATTTTATTAATAATATTAATAATGCATATTCATGATATAGTAATTGTAGGTGGAGGTATATCCGGATTATTTTTAGCATACAATCTAATTCAAGATAATAAATATAAAGATATTTTATTAATTGAAGGATCTTCTGAATTAGGTGGTAGAATAAGAACTGAAAAATTAGATGAAATTCCATTGGAAATGGGTGCTGGGAGATTTTCATCGGGACATTTAAAATTATTATCTTTAATAAAAAAATTAAATTTAGATGATAAAATCGTTGAATTAGGTGATAATATAGATCATTATCATCATAATAAAAAAATAAATTATGATTTAAATAAAAAATTGGATAAACTTTTAAAAGAAAAATCTAAATACTCCAAAAAACATTTAGAAAAAATAACTCTTTTTCAATATACTGTTGAAATTTATGGATACGAAGAATCTAAGAAACTTCAAGAAATGTTCGGATATGATGCGGAATTTCTTAAATTAAACGCATATTCTGCATTGGAAATGTTTAAAGAAGATCTTTTAGAGGATGTAAAATATTATATTCTTAATGGTGGATTATCACAGATAATTAATAAATTAGAACATATCCTTGAAGAATCGGATAGAATTAAAATAATGAAAAATACATTATTAAAAGATCTTCAAGATAAAAAAATAAAAGTTGAAATAGATGGAAAAGAAGATACATTAAGAGGGATGAAAATAGTTTCAGCGATACCCTATCTTGATGTAAGAAAAATGGATATATTTAAAGAATGTGATTTTTTACATAGTGTGAAACCTATCCCTTTAATCCGGATCTATGCGAAATATCCTCTCGATAAATCGGGTAAATCTTGGTTTCATAATTTAAATAGAACAATAACTGATAATTATATTCGTCATATAATACCTATAAGTGATGAAAATGGTATTATAATGATTTCTTATACCGATTTTTATATAGCAGAAATGTGGAATAATTGGTATCAATTGGGCGAAAAAGTATTAACTGAAAAACTCCACGAGGAAATATATAAATTATTTAAGATAAAGCCTCCTAAACCGGAAAAATATAAAGTTTATTATTGGAGGGGCGGTGTCCACATGTGGCGGACTAAATTTCCAATGGATGAAACTTATAAGAAATTATTAAAACCTCTCGACGATAAAGAAATTTATATGTGTAATGAGGCTTTCTGTAAGCATCAATGCTGGATAGAAGGATCTCTTGATATGGCAACAGATATATTGGGGAAATTAAAATCTAAAAAACCGAAAATAGAAAAATTGTCCTTAAAACAGAAAGGGGGGAAAACTACGAAAAAAGAAGATAAAAATGATTATAAATCTTTTACATTAGAACAAGTTCTCAAGAAAAACAATCTTATTATATTCGAATATAATAATAAAAAATGGGTTCATAAAATAATGCCTAAATGGTTTAAAGGACATCCCGGTGGAAAAGACCGATTAAAAGAGGGAGTAGACGCCAATAATTTTTATGATAAAAAAAATCCAGACAGAAGTAAAAAATCTCCAACACAATTATTCAAGAGTATAGGAATACATTCCTCGTCCTCGGTGTTAAAAAAATATATCATCGGAGGAGAATTTCCACAATATATAAAAAGAGTAGGTTTATTGAAATAAAATATTAAGTTTATAATATATAATGAATAATCATTTCGATTGTAATAATTGCAAAGATTTCATGCAAATGACATGTAATGGGGAATTATGTCCTAATAAATCGGTTCAGATGAGAAGTATTGGGGGCGATAAAATAACCATGGTTACATATGAAGATCAACTTAAAAAATTATGTAAAGATAATCAATTAAACTTCTTAAATGTGTTAACTCAGATACAAGATAAACTTATGGAGGATATGCTCGTTAGAGGTAATAATACACCATTATTTAAAAAGAAAGTTTCATCTGTATTGGGACAATGGAAACGAGCACCTGAATATGAGGCATTATTTTCTTTACCAGATGAAGGACTATCATTTGATTATAGTGATTTAATAAAATGTAATTCTTCTGTATTAGATTTAGGAAATCAGATGAAAGGATTAGAGGATTTAATATCCTCTAATTCTGAAAGACTTTATCCAAGAGTTCTAGAATTACAGAAAGATTGTAAGGAAATAGATGATGGCATTAAAATATGTGTAGGAGAATTAGATAAAGTGGTAGAACACTATGAACCTAGATATCCTAATATATTATTAGATTTAAGCACGAAACCTAAATCATTTTATACTCATCAAGCCGACAAGGACGAACAATTAAGTAGGATGGTTTATCATAGAAATATGAGAGAAATTCCTGAAAATATTCCGGAAATATTTTCCAATGCCGTATTCGTGCCCAATATGATAAAGAAAGAAACTGATTATATAAGAGAAATGCTACAGAGTTTAAAGGGGAATGTTCGTGATAAACATTTGGTATTGGCAGATTTACAGGGGAATATTCCGGAGAGAGTTCACAATGTTGATCCAATTACGAGGTTATTTAGATATTTCGTAGATTCATCGGATGAAGATGGAGACTATTTAAGTGATTCGGAAGATGATGTTTCATCTGTAAAACCATTAACTAGAGAACAGGTATCTGATATAGATGCTCTTATAGAAGATGTTCAAGGTAAAAAAGATGATTCAGTATTAAAAATAGAAAATAAAGTTAAAAAAGTAAAAGAAGAAAGTAAAGATAAAATTTCTGGTGAGGGGATCTTGGATGAAGATAGGAGAAGCGATGATGGAGGGGATGAAGAAGATGGAGAAGATGAAGAAGATGGAGAAGATGAAGAAGATGAAGAAGTAACTGAAACAGGAGAAAAACAATTAATAGATTTAGCGAAACAGAATGGGGGGGGCACTTATGAATTAAGTTTCTTTTAATTATTTAGATTTAGTTTTTTTAGATTTTTTCTTAGAACCGGACTTAGGTTTATTCTTTAGACCGTAATAAAATGAATTCTTATCATTCTGATTTACCACCCCTTCAATATCAGATATATGAGATCCTTGAACGAATATTGGTGGATAATAATATTTATTTAAAAATTGTATATCTCCAAGATGAACATCATAGTTTTTAAGTTTATCATCGATAGTTGTCTGAAATAATTCCATAGATTCTTCGTGGGTTTTAATAAAAAGAGCATGAGTCATTAATATTTTAAATTTATCATAATCTATTGTATTTATACCACTATTAGGTTTTACATCAGGTATAACCTTACCCGCTTTCGTTGTCTGAGGTGGAACTATCCATCCTCCCATATAACAAGATTCTTTCGGTGGTGTAGGTAATTTATGTGAAAACTCCCCATCTTGTTCCAAGATAATATTATTATTAGTCTTATTCATATAAATGGCCAATAATGCTTTCCGGTGAGCTGCTATACACCCTAATTTAGCAAGTATTTTCTTTTTCTGAGTATTATATCTTGTATTAAGATCTTTTAGAACTCTTTTATTGCACTGCGTTAATTTTAAATATTCTGCCGGGACCCATTGAATGTGACAGATTTTATTTTTATACTTGGAATTGATGACTTTACATTTTTCCATAAATATTTCTTCATTTTTACAAATGATATAAATATTATATTTAGACATTAATACTATTATATATATTTATTTTTTAGTTTCGCGTAGCTATATTGTAACTTAAAAATATGCGCTATAAAATAAATAGTTAGTATTGTTAGTCTTGTAGTTATTTTATTTGGTAAAGCAGGTAAAATAAAAGCGAATAATTCAATCGTATGGAAGAAGTATTTTATCATTATTTTAAAAAGTCTTTTATGTTTTTAAGTGTTCTTTCATCTGAAAATAATTCATGAGATTTATCTTCTATTTTAACTAATGCTGGATAAGTCTGAACACCATATTTATTTTTCATTGTTTCATTTTTAGGACCATTTATTTTCATAAATTTAACATCTTTCATGTTTTTTTTTAACTTAGACCACATGGGTTCAAATTTCTTACACCAACCGCATCCTTTCATATGAAAATAAATTAATTTTGTCTTTTTAGTTTCTTTCCGCTTGGTCTGTTTTTTCTTTTTCTTTATAGGTTTATTAGATTTTTTAGGATTCTTCTTAGTTTTTTTCTTTTTATTTATTTTTCCACTTGAAGCGAATATTTCATTAACATTACCGAATTTATAATATTCTTTTTTCTTCGTAGAAAATCCTAATAATTTACGTATATTTCTTACTAATTCAATATAATAATTCAAATTGATATTAAGATTAACTAAAAATTCAATATTTTCCTTATTGTATAACGAAACATTTATAATATCTAAATGTAATTTTAAGAAATAAGATCTATTATCACCCACATTATAAGAAATATTAACATATTTATCTGAATCAAGTGATATACTTGTTGGGAAAAATATTAATTCTTGTTTAGATTCATGATTCGGTAATTGGAAAAATGGCGACATATAAGTTATTTCCTGTTTATTCATGTCTAACTTGTAAAAGAATCCTGTATAAAGTTTAAAAAATCTCTGAAAATAATCTTTATCTGAATCTGAATATTTAGATTTTCCGAAAAGAGGAATAAGATATTTATTTATATCTGTGTTTCCTTTGTAATCTAAAACTCCATGACCTAAACCAAGATATTCATCGTCTTTTATATGTATTAAATTCGTAGAATTTCTTATGTGAAAATGTAAATCAGGGAAACTATCTGTAAATTGTTTTAATATTTCATTATTTATATCAAACTTTAATTCACATTTAAAATCATCTTCTATTTCGAATACTTTTAAAGGATTAATATCATAAATCATATGTAATTTATCTTCATGAATAAATGGACCCCAATTCTTTTCAAATCTTGTAGATAAAGATTCACATAATTCAATAGGTTCAGCGTATTCAAGGGTTTTTAAATCTACTTTACCTACGAACATATGTCTTTTAGATTCTTCAGTTAAATCATTAATGAGAATATAAATATCGTCTTTTAAATAAAATAAACGCGGGTCTTCCGGACCTTTTAATAGTTTTTCACCATGGGGTATAATTTCATGTTGGTTCGCTTTAAAATCCTTGAATTTAATTTTTTTGTCTTTTAAATCTTTCGTATCAATACCCAAGATCTTCTGTTTTTTCTTTTTAAAATCTTTCGTAAATAAAGACATAATTACGAAATTAACGCCGTCCCAACTTCGGATGTTTCCATACCATCCTCTACTCGCTATCAATAAATCATCGGAATCTTTTAATTGGAGGACACTACTGTTAAAAACCGTAACATCTTCATTCATTAAGAATTCATCATCTCCTACAATTTCATCACTAAAATTAATACAAACTAATTTCAATTTATCTTCATCAAATTCATATTGAGGGTCCATAGTATAATGTAATGGATATTTAATTTTTCTTCTTTTTCTTTTCTTTTTTCTTTTCTTTTTTCTTTTCTTTTTTCTGGGTCTGTTTTTTCTTTTTAAGTTTTTCTTTTTTACTATAACCAGACTTAGATGTATAACGGATATTATTTTCTTTTATAAAGTTATCTATTTCAATCTGATCTAATTGAACAATATTATCTAAATACCATCCATAGAAAATCTTTGTAAATTGAATTGGATTTTCATAGTTATACGCCGCAGGGACCCACACTGGTTTTACTTCATTGACCCTAGCTGCCACTGAGCCAAAGCGCTCCTTTTTCCGTGCTGCTTTCTTTTTTTTGGCCCCTGATTTAATATCTCTTTCGCAACACCAGTCATTTGTCCACCTCTCTATGTCGTAATTTATCCCATCCTGTACCAATATATTAAACAATGCTTCATGTAAAAATAATCCCGACCACTTACTACCCCCCCTTCTAATACGAAGTTCACTCGTAGGCATTGGAGCAATTGGAGGACTTGTCCCCCCCATTTCAAGAAATTTTTTTCTATCTTCTTCTTCTTCAAATCTAACAAAATAATCTCTGGATTTTTCTACTAATAATTTTATATCAATTCCCGGAGATATATGTGTATTACTATAATTATACTTTTCGGTCTTTGTAGTATTTAATAGCATTTCATTTGGATCCTTCGTTTGGTCCCGAGGCCACCACTGCGTATTATCTCGTGATTCATCGGCGTATGCTATTAAACCTAGTTCTTTTACAACCTCTTTTCTTTCCGAATGTTGAACCGGTTCATTTCTAACGCCGGAAAGAGGTCCTATATCTCCCGAATAAGCAAAACCTCTTATAGTAACCCATCCTTTAGTTTTTTTATCAAATGTATCGGGATATTGTTCCATTAATTCTTTTCTTTCTCTGTTTCCTCGGAATCTTTTTTGTATTTTTTCTGCCTCATTTTCAAAATCAGGAGTTAAATGATCAATTGCTCTCGATTTACTTATATTCATCGCAATCTCTAAAAGAGTTGTAGTTTTGGTCTGCATGTATATTTTAGATTCTAAGGTAATACCACAATCTCCAATAGTTTTATTTAAATCTTCCATTAAGTTTACCCGGCTCCCACTATCAGATTGAAACCACAGATGAAAGTGATCTATTAAACCTAAACTCTGTATTTTATCACTTTCATCCATTATACGGATAATATTTTCTACTTTATCGGTTGAATCAAGATCAATATTAATTATTGAACCGTTGGGTAATGTTACGAAAAATAGCATTATAATGTAATGGATATTTAATTTTCATATTAAGTTCATATTAAGTTCATATTAAGTTCATATTATTTAAAGAAGATACGAGTAATTAATATAAATGGAAGATATACCTATTGATCTTAATGTTACCCCTAAAACGGATATGGAAAGACTCTTAGATGGTATAGATAAAGAAAAAGATAATCGTTTTAAAGTTTCGTGGTTAAAATTGGATAAAGGTTCAAGACTTAATAGGATTCATATATTTATTAAAAAAGAAAAAATAAGATTGGAATTAGATGATAGTGAAGAAAAACAATTCAAGAATTTAGTCCTGAACTTATTTAATAGTGGATCATTAAATAAATCTTCTGAAATAGATTATTGTCAAGGAGATTATGAAATAAAAAGTATTAAAAACTTAATTTTCAATGAAGAAAAAAGAAAATTTATTTTTTCTCCTGTACAGAAAAAAAAGAAATCGGAACATGGGGGATCAAAATCTAAAACGAATATAGAAAAACATTTTAATCGAAGTAAAGAAAATAAAGAAAGTAAATAAAGTAAAAAAAATAATTAATATAGTATAAAATGATTATTGATATGCGTATAAATGTTCTTATTGGGTTATTATTACTTTTCACTTATTTCGGGGGTTCGAATGTCCCCGCTGTATTAGCCAAGAATAAACAATTATTATTAGGTTTATTCGTCGGTTTATTATTAGGTTCTACGGTAATCTATGAAGGATCTAATTGTCATGAATGAATAAATTATATTATATAAATTATGAATAGATACTTTTTATATTTATGTTCTTTTTTCGGTGTATTTATAATTATTGGATCCGTTATCACGATAATTGAAAATAAAGGAAATAAAATTGTATATGCTTGGTTAATTTTCGGTATTATAGGACAATTAATACATATAAAGATGCATATAACAAGAGGTAATAAAAATTATAATATAGCAAGAGATGTTTCTACTTTAAATGATTCTGTAGAACCGGCGACATCATTGATTTTCTGTACAATAGGACAATCTCTTGTGGTAATTATATATTTATTTACTCGCGATTCGTTT